CTACCCCACCGCCAGCCAAACGGCAAACGCCCCACTCTCATCCCTAATCTGACGCACAATCTGCGCCGCAGCTTCAGCAGCGTCGATCTGCTTTAGGACCCTCGCCTGTTCAGCATCGAACGCGATGGCCTCCTCCAGGCTCTCCGTCCGATGGTTCAGCCCGGTGGTGCTGTCATGCCAGACAAAGGCATCGTAACCGGCAAAATCTCCCTGTGCGGGATCAACCACCTCCCAGGTTTCAGCACCGCCCTCGCCAATCCGCACCCCATTGATCACGCGCGCCGCCGCATGGTCCTGACGCAATTCAGCAAAGCTGCGCCGGCGGTGATCTTGGGCGGCGGCTAAGGTTTCGTGGAGATGCCCATCCGCCGTACGGAACAGGTTCTCTTCGATGTGATCGCCAAAATACATGATGGCCTCGGGGCGAGTGCGCAGCTCATAGCACCATTTCAGCCAGCCTTGGGCTGTGTCATGGCCGAGCTCGCCGCTTTCGGCCGCTGCCACCTCCAGCTGATCCATCATGCCCAGCATCATCTCGTAGCCCGTGGCGTAATCGAACTCAGTCACGCCCGCGCTCTGGAATACCCGCTCCAGCACCGCATAGGCGCCATCGCAGACGCCCATATCCTTGAAGAACTGCAACGAGGTTTTCATCCGACGGCTCCATAGGCTCGGTTGGCGCCACCCAGCCAGGTGACCGCATGACCATTGGTATTGATGGCTTTGCCGCCCGCACCGCCCGGGTTTGCGTTGTTGACCCGTGTCTCAAAGCCGCTGGCGTTGTCGAAGACGAGTGCTGCCGCAGCGCCCCCAGCCGCGCCCCAGCCACCGCCACCGCCGCCCATGCCACTCTCTAGGACGAGCCCGTTGCCACCATCCCAGGCCCAGATTGGAAAGTCCGAGCTTTTCCCTACTGCACCCGGTCCGCCACCCGGTTGGCACCATGCGGTATCCAAGTTCCAACCAAGCGGAGCGTTTGGCCTGAGGTCCGGGTATCCGCCATTGATTGCGACGCCTGGTATACTGCGCGGTGAGGCTACAAAGACTTCACCCACACCGCCAGCCGTGCCGGGAAGGATGCGCCCGCCGCCTTGGCCGGACAGCCCGCCGACTGGCACAGTTTGTACTGATCCGCCACCACCCATCATGTGTTTCCTTTTTGCTAGATACCGCCCGATGCGCCGTGGATCACGGCACCAGCTGCCCCGCCTGCTCCACCATGGGTGGCGATAGTTTGACCCGGCCATGGATTGCCTGATGCGACCGACCCGATCTGGCCGATCGCACCGCCTTCCCCGAAGGCACCGAGCGTGGTTCCGCCGGTATTCGTGCCGTTGTTGGCGGGGCCACCTCGTCCACCGCCTGCGCCGCCGCCGCCGGGAGAGAACATCTCTGTGGAGTTGAAGAAGAGGCTATAGGCGCCCGTCGCCCCGGCCCCGCCTCCACCGCCCCCGCCGATATAGCCATTGGCGTTGTTGATGATGATCGGGCCCGTAAGTGCGATCGCAGGCCCGCCGGAGGTCGGGGCCATGTAGGAGGCGCGGCCTGAGGTAAGGTAACCACCGTCTCCCCCCTTCCCCATGATGAAGCCGTTGTTGATGAGGGTAAGCCCACTGGGGAAGGCGCCGCCCATATCGAGGGCGGGCACCGAGGTGTTGTCCGACCAGATGTAGACACCGGATGCGATGGTCACTGTGGCAGCACTCACCCCATCCCAGCCTTGGCCCAGCAGATAGCTCCGCAGGTTCAGATGCAGCTGATGGGCGCCGATCGTATGGGAGAACTGCGCCGACTTCCCCCTGAGACTGGCCTTGCCGATCGGACCGCTTGGCACGCCGGCCAGATTGCGCACGGCGGCCTCGCCAAGCGAGATCGTGGCGGTGGCGGGGCGGCCCAGCTCGGTGTTCACTTGGCTGAGCGACAGCGGCCCTGTTGTGGGGAGCGGCATGGGTCACGGGCTCCCAAAGGCTGTGACATTGCCCAGCACAGTCAGATTGCCCGAGGCATCGATCACCATGATGTTGGTGCCGTTGTGGCGGAAGGTCAGGGTCGTGCCTGTGGCATGGGCGGTAAAGCCGCCCCAGCGTGCGCCCACCTCGACGATCTCTTCACTGCCGTCTACGCGCTTGAGGAAGAGCTTTCCGTCGCGGGTGTTGATCGCAAGCTCGCCCAGATCAAGCTGGGCCGTGGTTGGGACCTTGGTCGCGACTGAGGACCGCTTCATGCGGATGATACTGGCCATCTGGCCGTCTCCTTCATTGCCTCATGTGAGGGGAGTGGGGGATTGGGATTACGCGCAGCCGGGCGGGCCGCACGGAAAGACAGGCGCGCTGACGGCTGCGCCTGAGTAAGGCGGCCGACCGCAGCCAGCCTTTGGTACCTGTGTCCCTGTGACCTGCATCTACGTTGGTGTCAGAAGGTCCCGCCATCGAGCGTCACGCCGGTGATACTGCCGCCAGCAATCGCCACATTACTCGCCGCTTGCGTAGCCATGGAGCCAAGCCCGAGATTGCTGCGGGCCGTGGCCTTGTTCGGCAGGTCGGACAGGTTGGAGGCAGCAGCAAGCTTGCCTGCGAGCCCATTGGTGACGGTCGTCGCAAAACTCGGATCATCGCCCAGGGCGGCTGCCAACTCATTGAGCGTATCAAGCGCCCCGGGGGCAGCATCCACGAGCGCCGCGATTGCGGCCTGCACAAAGGCGGTGCTCGCGATCTGGGTCGTGTTGGTCCCCGTCGTCGCCGTCGGCGCTGTGGGTGTTCCAGTCAGCGCCGGCGACGCGAGACCTGCCTTCGCATCAAGTGCCGCCTGCAACCCCGTCACCTGCGAGATCGCATGGCTGTGTGTGGCAGGCGTAAAGCTTGTGGGTTTGCCGGTCACGCCTGTCCAAGGCACGCTGTCCGCAGCCTCTGCCGCATCCACCTTGCCGTTGTTGTTTGTGTCATAGGTGGCCTTGGCCATATCGCCCGCACCAAAGCCCGTGATGGCAGTTTGTACAAAGGCCGTGGTGGCGATCTGGGTATTGCTGGTCCCGGCCGTTGCCGTCGGCGCGGTCGGGGTGCCGGTAAAGCTCGGAGAGGCAAGGGCCGCTTTGCCGTTCAGCGCTGTCTGTAACCCGGTTACATCCGCAATGGCATGGCTATGCGAGGCCGACGCCTTGCCATCGAGCGCCGTCTGCAGGCCACTGACCTCAGAGATTGCATGGCTGTGGCTGCTGGCGGCTTTGCCCGCAAGCGCTGCATCGAACTGCGACTTGCGCACAAGATCGGTACTGGCACTCGCGTCTTGGCTCGACTTGGGCACCACGGAGAAGGTCTTGGCGCCCGCGACCACCTGCGTGCCCGTCAGATCCACGAAGGCCCCACGGCCTGAGAGCTGGATGATGGAGGTGGCATTGCCCGCGCCATCATCGCCCTTGCCCACATAAAGCGTGTCATCGACCTCGTTATGGGCAAGCTCGCCAGATTTGAGCGCAGCGGGTGCACCGGCATTGCCTGAGACGCGGCGCTTCACTTGGATCGTATTGGCCATCAGAAGAAGCCTCCGTTGATGGGGGTGTCGGTGGGAAGAATGGTGATGCCGGGATCGCCCTGATCCCCCTTGTCACCTTGGGGGCCCGTGGCACCCTGCGGCCCCGGCTGGCCCGCAATCTTGATGCGGTAGGGACCGGTCGCGATGCGGACCGCGACAGGCGCCCGGATGGTGATGGGTCCGGTCTGGGAGGGCGTGAGGCTCATGGTGCAAGCCCCCGGGTCACAGGCAGCATGACGGGGATCTCGAGGAAGAAGCCCAGATGCAGATCGGGATCGAGATCGACGCGCACGAGATCAAGAACCACCCGGCCTGGCGCGAGGCCAACCGTCTGATCCGGGCGCAGGGCCAGCTCTAGGACCGTATCGCTCACGCGCAGCACGCCGCCGGCGTCACTGCTGATCGTAGTCAACACAGCGGGGTCGCTTGCCCGCGCCCGCAATTGGCCAGCATAGGCCGCGCCCTCGACAAAGACGGGGGCCGCGGCCTCAAGCTGCAGACGCCAAGGATAGCCAATGAGAACCGCCGGGCCCTCGGTCATGGATGTGATGCTCATGGGCGCCACCCGCAAAGCCGCGCCCCGATCTCGTTATGCGCGACAATCTGGGAAAGTGTTCCTTCGCTCAGCACATCGTGACGGGACGGGCGGATGGGTTCGACCCAATCGCAGTCTTCACGCAAGGCGCGCGGATCAATCCCGCATCCAGCGGTCAGCACGGCGCTCAAGATCAGACCGATCAGAGCTTTGGATGTCATGGCGGAGTTCCTTGGCGGTTTGCATGGATCTGATGCGGGCATCGGCGCGGCGGATGGCATAGCTTGCCTCAGCCGCTCTGCGCCCCTGCCGCATGGCGATCCCAAGGGCGGCGATGAGGGCCAGGGCGAGGCTGCCATAAAGCGCGGCGCGCCTGCCAAGACGGGCGATGAGCGGTGTGATGAGCCCGATCATGGCGTGCGCCCCGTGCGGTGATCCTCGATCCGGGCGGCGCGGGCGCGGAGGGCATAAAGGATGACACCGATAAAGACGGCGAGACCCAGCCAGGGCAGGACTGCTGGCAACCAGCTTTGTATGCCAAAGATGGCGACCATGCGTGCCGCCAGAGCCTGCGCCTGCTCTGCCTCGGCCAAGGCGGGGGCGATTTGGCTCCCAAGCGTACCGGCAGCCCCCATGACGCCGAGCCCGATCTGGGCATTGGCGGAAGCGATGATGCGGCTTTTCTCAGGGCTGCCTGCGGCACGTGTAGTGGTCACCGCGCGCGGGGCCGCCCGTTCCAACGCCTCCGTCAGCGCGACATCGATGATCGGCACCAGCGGCAGCGCGTTGTCATCGCGGAAGGCGAGGATGGCTGCGCGGGTGCGAGGGCCGATCACCCCGTCGATTGTACCCACCTCGTGATAGCCAAGCTCACGCAAGCGCATCTGCACATCGCGGATGCTCAGGTTGACTGCAGGCGCCACATTCCCCGCCCGACGCACACCCAAGAGCTTCGAGACCGGATAGCGCTTCACATTGACAGCGTCAGACTGGTTGCCGCCGAGACCCCAGACCCAAGGACCTTCGATCCGGTCAATAAAGAACACATGGCCCTGCCAGCTCGAGGCGCCCCGCGGTATCACCCCGATATCGCCGGGTTCTGCGTCGGCAATATCGACCGGGATGCCCCAGTCGAGATATGAGCGCGCGGTAAGCTTCCGGGTCGAGCGGATGGCGGCCTGCTCAAGGCAATGGCCAACAAAGGCCGCGCACCAGGCAACGCTGTCATGCTCAACCCAGTCATGCCCCACCGAGGCATACATCTCCATGATGACCGGGTTGTTCTCGGGGCCCGGACCCTCGGTCGTGCCGATATAGCCCCGGGCAATTTCAAAAGGCGTCATGGTCGTCTCCCCATACAAAAGGAAACGCCGCCCCGAAGGGCGGCGCGTGAGGGTTCGGTCGTGTGGAGGTCGGGGTTATTTCTTTTTGCCCAGCCAAGCGGCCAGCAATGTTTCGGCTCCCCTTGGCCCAAGATACGCAAGCGTCGCCACGAAGCCGGTGCTGACGGGCTGGGTCAGCCCCATATAGCTGGCCGCCGCATCGCCAATGAGCGCCATGCCAACGGCAACTGGGATCTCCCACAGAAGCTCTTTGCCAAAGAAGCGTCGCCTGCCCAATTTAACCTCCCCCGAATGATACATCAGCCGTCCCGTAAATGCCCCGATCAGCGTGGTGACCGCCCCGCCAAAGAGGTTGTTGATCATCTCGATAAAGCTCTGGTCCTGCATGGCCGCCGTCTTTCGTCATGGGTGGTCTCGGGCCGTTTGGGCGACCCGGCTTAGTATTCCCCGCCATCGAGCAGCGCGCTGAAGGCGCTGTCGGCGGCATCGCGGATCTTGAGCGTCGGCGGGGTTGTGCTGGTATCAAGCCAGAGCATGCCTGGCGCTGTTGCCGTTGGGGTGGTCGCGCCGCTGCTCGTCGATCTCAGCGCTGCGATCACCTGGTTGATCTGCGCGCGGACGGCTGCGCCATTGTCGTTGACGATCACAAAGCTCGGAACTTGGGGCATTGATGGATATCCCGTTTCTCTTGGCAAAAGTTATGCGCGCCTTCGCGTTGGAGACGAAGTCGACAGGCAGCGAAGGGGCGCGCCGCATAAACGGGATGTCCCTTAGGCCACCTCATCGGCAATGAGCCGCAACTCCGAGACGATCGGCGTAAAGGCCGGGTCATTCGTCCGAAGCCAGGCCCGCGCTTCGACGGCACGCGCCTCGATCTCGCTGTTATCGATCCGGCCCCAGGGTCCCCAGACAGGGTTGGCGCCTGCCGGATCGTCATCGGTTTCCCGGACCTCAAGCACCACATCGATATCGGCGCCTTCCGAGCCATCGAAGTCGGCCCAAGCGTCGATCGGGGTCATGCGGTCGTCGATGTAGTCAGAGAGCGCCGAGGCCCCAACGAGGATATCTGAGCGCAGACGCACCAGCTTCAGCGCGCCAAAGTCGAGCCGTGTCCCGAACTGGTAAAGCCCCTCAGTCGCGAGGACGACCGGGCTGCCTGCGGTGTCGGTGCCGGTTTCAAGCCTGAGCGTCCCGGCCGTTGCCTCAAGCCCAGTTTTGGGCCCGGGGAATGCCGGATCCGCCGCCAGCGTGTTCAGCTGTGCAAAGCTCAGGATCTGCACGCCTTTCGTCGTGACCGTGCTGACCGGGCCGATGCGCCCCTCGCTATCCTCGGCGCGCAGAAGATAGGTGCCAGGCTTAAGGGGCACGACCGCAATGGCTTCCCCGCCGGAGACCCGGTCCATCAGCGTGGAGTTCGCCCAGGAGGCATTCGGGTCCTTGCTGTGGCGGATGATGACGCTACCACCGACCCGCACATCCACATCGACCGCGCGTTGCCATTTGAGGACCGCCAATCCGCCCGCAGACTGGATGGTCAGACCTTCCAAAGCAGCCGGCGGGGCCGTCAGCCCCACCACCTCTCGCGTGCCCTCGCGCCAGGGGGAGGAGACGCCCAGCACTGAGATTGCTTTGACGCGGAAGTCCCACTGGCCCGGGGCAATGTCGCGCAGCTCCATCAGCGTGCCACTTGTTCGCCCATAATCCTGCCAATCCCCCCCATCGCGGCGCGCCTCGAACTGGTAGGTATCGACAAAGCCGCTCTGCGCTCCCGTCCAGCGCACGCGCAGGAGCACCTTAACGGCTGAGCCATCCCGCGTGACGTAGAGCTCCTCCTCGCCCTGCGGCGCACCCGGCGGCACAATGTCAAAGGCCGAGGGCAGCGTGGTCCGCGGGGCGGCGGCATAGATCTGTTCCTCGCTGGCATACCAGTCATAGACCAAGGGTGAGGTCTCGCGCAGCAAAAGCTCAGCTGCTAACCGCGGGCCTGACCCGATCTGGGTCAGATCCAGCCGGACAGCCTCAACCTCGAAGGGTTTGCCCGCCGCAAGCGTGCCCGCTCCAAACCCCCAGCGGTCATAGTGCAGTTGCACGGTCTCACCGGCCGCCACGCGCCAGGCTTTCAGCTTGCCCGAGAGCCGCACACTCATTTGCCGCCGCGCGCGCTCAAGCTCGATCTTGGCCAACCGCTGCGCCATGGCGGCCGAGATCGTGAAGGGTAGCGCAATGTCGCGCCAGACCTGCTCGCCGCCATCCTCCAGCCGATAGGCCTCGGAGGCATAGGCCGGGAAGTCATCGGGCTGCCAGCTGTTCTCCGGGCTCACGAACTGGCCGCGGACCGCATTGAAGTTGCTGCTGCGGCTTTGGCGCGTGGTGAGCGCAATCCCGCCTTCGCGCACATCATCGCTGGTCAGCACCTCGGCCGGGATGCGGTAGGCGCCCGCGCGCATCCGCCACTGGCCCGCCTGCCAGATGCAGCGCCCGGCCATCGAGGTCAGCATCGCCTCGATGATGGTTTTCGGGGTTTCGGAGAGCGAGACCACGCCATTGCAGCTATAGCGCGGCTCGGTGCCGCCCCCAGCCAAGGCGACTGGCTCATCGCAGATATTGGCAGCCTCAATCAGGCTATCGGTCTCGATGCCATCCGCAGCACCGATACCCGCGCCAATCCCGTAGATCGGATGGGCCATGTAATCGGCAACGCACAGCGCGGCGTTCTCGGTGTAGCCGCGCGCACCGATGCGCGGATCAAAGATGTCATCCTTCCCCTCCATATCAACGGTGATGTTCGGGATGCCACCCGGGAAGGCGTCCGGGTCATAGGTCATCCGCAGATAGATCGCGGCGCAGCTGGCAAGCCGATGTGCGGCCGTCCAGAGTTCTGGCGCGGCTGTGATCAATCCTACGAAGGCTGTCTGGTCGTCATGACCGAGGCGCTTTTCAACTGCGAGCTTGCCGGCCCATCGGCCTTGGGCAACGCCGGCGGCGTCGAGCGCCATCTCGCCCTCGAAGTAGATAGCGCCGATCGACTTCACACGGTGGGCGGCGAGCACCACGACGAGGTGGAGGTCTTTGTCTTTCTCTCCTGTGGAATGCAGGAAGGTGATCACCCCGCCCTTGCGCGTCCGCCCATAGACCATCTGACGCGGCATCACCGGCTCGCGCACCGTCACCGTCCGGGCCTGCAACTCGATCTGGCCCATCGAGGGCTTCGGCATCATCGATTGCGCTGCCCCCGAAAGCAGCATCGAGGCCCCGAAGTTGGCGGCGAAGCCGATAAGCCCGCCTGCTGCAAAGGCAGCCGTGATACCACCAGCCGCAATCGCCGCACCGCCGAGAGCGACGGCACCCAAGATCACTGGCGGCATGGATCACGTTCTCCAAGCGAGACGACAAGACGAGAGCGGCAAGGTCACCAGACCCTCGGGTGAGACGAAGGCTGCACGTGCGCCGACGCAGACCCCGAAGGCATCGGGCTCCCCGCCCAGAACCAGATCACCGCGTTGCGCCAACCGTGGATCTGCAAGGGGATCGCCCAAGAGCGCCCGTCCGCCCTCTTCGAGTGTCTTCCAGCCTAACCGGCGTAGCACCCGCTGGCAGCCGCCGGGTGTTCGGTACCGCCCTCGCCAAAGTGCTGCATGATCCGAGCCGCCCGTCAGATCCCGGCGCAGATCAAAGGCCCAAGTTGCACAGTCGTGGCGGCCCCAGGTGAAGGGTGCCCCACGCGCCGCGACAATGGCATCGGCAAGGCGGTGTTCCCAATTTACAACGCGAAGATGCGGGTGAATAGATGAGTTGCCTCGGGTTGAGGTTTGAAATTCGATTTCTGGGGATATGATCATGTTCAAATGGGCAGCCCGTATTTGGGTCATTGTCTTGACGATCGCGTTTGTTACTTCGCTTTCGTTCAACGTGGCTGTTGTGGGCTTCGCATCGTTCAGTTCCATGGTGGCCAGCGCTTATGATGCCCTGACCGGCACTGCTTCAGCCTATTCAACACTGCGCAACAGAGCCCAAACTGCTGAAGTTAAGGTTGAAGAACTTGTTGTGGAAAAAGATCGCCTTGTTCGCGAAGCTAACGTTCTCGATCGGCAACTCGAATTGCGGAACGCTCAAAATAGTCGGCTTACAGACGAAATCGCAGCCCGGGATGCTCAGATCGCGCGCTTATCGGATGATCTTACTCGTCGGAGTGATGATGTTTTACGAAGCACAGATACGGTCATTTATCGCGGCGCTCGCACTAATTTAGCGGAAGCAGTCACGGATACGAGTGGCCGCATCGCCCGCCGTACTGCGGTAGCTGCGACACGCAACTCCTCTTCAGTTGTAGCCGAAGCCATCCCCTATCTCGGCATTGCGGCAATGCTTGCTGTTACAGCCTATGATTTGAAGGATAGTTGCGACACCATCAAAGACCTGCATGAGTTGGATGTTGCAATCGATCCAAACAAAGAGTTCGGCGAAGATGAAGCTGTGATTTGTGGATTAAGTGTACCAACTACAGATGAGGTCTGGGAGTCGGTCAAAAACGGTTCGGTCGATGCTTGGCGGAACGCGGCGGAATATCTGCCTGCATTGCCCGAGTATAGATTGCCATCATTGCGTGATCTTGCGTTTTGGCCCTAACTTACGTCACCCCCGCCCCCAAGTGATCTCACGGTCCTGAATGGCCGTGACATGTACAAAGCCCAGATCACCCGGAAAGAGCACCTGCTGGCTCTCATGGGTGTAGCGCCAGTTCCTGGGCACGTTCAGATCGATGAGGCGGCTCTCATAGCTGATGGTGATTGTGCAGCTTGATCCGTCCTCCGCGATCTCGGGCACATCTAGGCGACCTGAGAAGGCCTGCACCGGATCGGCAATGATCTGGCGGTCCTCGGTCAGAAGCGCGAGCCAGATCCGGCCGGGGCTTCCCTGCTGGGCCTCGTCGATCGCAAGGCTGATGAGATCAAGCGGCACGCCCGAAAGCGAGACTGTTGTGCCAGCGGCCACCACATCCGAGGTCTCTTCCAAAGCGCCAAGCCCGAGAAGCACGCCGACGCCGGTCCAGGTTTTGCCATCCCAGTCGATGGCCCCGGCCCCGGTCCAGATACGCACCATGCCCGAGGGGAAGGCCCCCTCGAACAAGATCGCGGGCCTCAGCTCTTGCTCTGCAAGCGCATCCGCAACAGCAGGGGTCAGGTCACGGCTCATATGGCCTCCCGGGCCGAAAGGGTAAACTGGTGGCGGGCCACGCGCTCGATGCGGGTTGGAACGGAACTGGTGGGGCGCAGCAGCACCTTCGGTTGGTTCACCTCCAAGACTGTGCCAGCAGGCAGGCTGCTTCGGATTGCCGGGAAGATCGTGAGGGCCGCCTGACCATTGGCATTGGCCACCACATCAAAGCCGATTTGATGCAACCGCGTGTCGCGCCCTGTGCCGATCGAGATGAAGTCTCCGGAGAGGATCGCCGGCAAGCCCGGTGGCCATCCTTGGGTCTGCAAGAGATTGCCGCCTGACACAGCAAGCCGCAGCGTGATAGCCTGGGTCAAAGTCTTTGGCGGGATCGAGGGGTCGGCAAAGAGCAAGAGGCCCCGCCCCGAGCCGAGCGCTGTCAGTGCTGCCCCAACCGAGCGGGCAATGTGCCCATTTTGCGCCGCGAACGCGATGTCGTATTCCCACCATTCGCCGCCCCAGTCTTGGACCTCTGTGGTTCCCGTGAAGGGAGACGGGGTCTGGCTTGTGGCGGTTTCCAGCCGACGCTCGAGACTTGCCACCCAAATGCGCGGCAGTTCCACGATCACGCTCATGCCAGACGCCCCCGGCGCATGGCCGTGCCAACTGCGGATACCGCCATCCGCTCAAGCTCCGGCTGGACATTGCGCAGCACGGTGGCCAGCTGCTCGGCCACGCCCATCTGGGCACCCCGGGCATCCACATTGAGGTGGACCGCCACAGGAATGCTGCTGCCCCCCATACCGCGCGCGACCTCGGCGCGTGCCAGCACCCGTTCGCCCCGTTGCAAAATCGTGGGGACCTCATCGGGGCGCAGGCCCGCCCAGCCACCGCCATGCATGCGCGGTGCCCCAGCGAAGACAGCGGCGGGGACGGAGCGGCTATGGCCGGAGACCCCAACCATGCCGCCGGCATGAGAGACAGCGGCTGCGACCGTTCCGCCGCCGCCAAAAATACCCGATAGCGCATTGGCGATAGGACCAAGCACCGCGCGCCGAAAGGACAGCACGGCAAGATCTGCCAGGATCGACCGGACCATGCCGCGGAAGTCGAGCTTGCCGGTCTCGACAAAGCTACGGAAGGCGCTCTCGGCACCTGAGAAGGCTTGGGTCAGCGTCTGGCCGAGACCCTTGCCCCAGTTGAGCGCATCTGTCGCATAGGCGCGCAACGCGTCAGAGACGGCGCGCCAGCCGGTGACAATCCGCTCGCCTGCGCCAGCAGAGGCGCCGCCCGCAGCGGTAACGGCTTGGTTCAGGCGGTCAGCGGATGCTGTAGCTTCTTCGAGGGCCGCTGCGCCCTCCTCGCCGGTGCCCGCCACGGCCTCCCGCAACGCGCCCCAGGAGGTGAGTGGGGCGGTAGCGCCATTGGCGAGATCCGTCGCTGCCTCTCGGTAGGTGTTGGCCGTGGCCAGCGCCTCAGCGGCGATCGCGTCGAGGCCGAGGTCGGGCGCCGTGAGAGGGTTATTCGCGAAGGCGCGGCGGAAGGCATCTGCCGCAGCTGTCCCGGCGTCTGCTGAGGCCCCGGCAAAAGGGTTGGCAATATCGCCGAGGCGGATTTCGCCGATCTCGCCGAAGGTCGTCTCGATGCCGACTGCGGAAAGAGCATCGCGGATACGGCCCGTGAAGGCATCGATCCGGGCAATCGCGCCATTCAGCATCGCCTCGATCCCATCGAGCATGCGGTTGGCGGCCGAGAAGACGAGATCGCCGATCACCGTTGGCAGGCGCGACCAGATCTCGCGGACGGCCAAAAGGGCGCCCTCGAAGGTGTTGGCAGTGGTGTTGCCGAAGGCGACCACGCTCTCTATCGCTCCAGCCATCCCGGTCGCAGCATCAGCTTTGAGATCAAAGAACATGGCCGTGGCGCGCGACCCGGCCGCGTTGGCCCCCATTTTGATCCGGTCCCAGACCTCGACGGCCACGTCCTTCAACAGAGCCATGGCTTCGCCGAAGCCGCCTGCGCCAGATGCCAGCCGGGTGAACCAGTAGACCAGTTCTCCTGCACCCACGATCAGGGCGCCGATGCCGGTGCGGATCAGGGCACCTCTGAGTACCACCAACGTGGTGGCCAATCCCCGTATAGACAGAGCAGCGACGGCCATTGCGGCCACCCAGCGGCCGGCGAGGAAGGTGGCAAAGGTTCCTGCGTATATTGCCAGCCGGTCGAGGTTGGTTAGGACTGCGTCGAAAGCTCGGCTGATCGGGCTGGTGGAAGAGGCCAGTGCCACAAAGGCATTGGCCGCAGCCTCCAGCGTAGGCGCTAGTGCGACAGCGATCCGGTTGCGCACGCCGGTGAAGACCTGACCGATGCTCACCAGCGCCAGTTCCGAGCGGCGCATCGCGGCAATCGCGTCCGCATCCAAAACAGCACCCAATGCCTGCGCCTGCGCCCCAAGACGGTTCATCTCCGCTCCGCCGTTTTGCAGAAGTGGGATGAGGCGCGTCGTATCGGAGGCCATGGCCTCGAGATAAAAGGTCATCTCCTGTTGGCTGACGCCCGCGCGCTCGAGGCTGTCGACATAGAGTTGCAGCGCCTCCGGCCCCGAAAGCCGGGCGAACTGGTCCGCCGTCACCCCCACCCGTGGCGCGATGTTCTCGAAGAAATCCGCCATCGGCCCGCCGCCCGTCTGCAGGAAGTCGCCCACGCGGTCGTTCACGTCCTTGAGAATATCGGCGAGTTTTTCCTGCTCTATCCCCACCGTGGCGGAGGCCGCCGACCAGCGCTGGAACAACTCTGGATTGGCATTTGCCACTTGGCTGAGCTGGTCGATCTCGTTTGCGGCGGCAACGGTCGAGCGGGTCATGGCAACGACAGCGGTCGCGAGCGCCGTGGCAGCAGCCGTCGCGGCGATCCGCGCCCGGCGCGCAAAGGCCGCCATGCGCGCATTGGCCTGGTCCAACTCGCGGGAAAGACGCCCCATGCCGCGAGACCCGGCTTCGCCGACACCTTCCAACTCGGCGCGTACTTGGCGGCCGCCGGTCGCGGACAGGCGGACGGAGACTTTCTTTTCAGCCATGTCGGTGTTCGATCTCTTCGTTTGTCTTGCGCACCATCACCGCCTCGATGGACGGCAGCAGTTCTGCGATGATGAGAGGTGAGAGCCCAAGGGCCGCGCCGAGTTGCAGGGCGGCGGCCATGTCCCAGCCAAGGATAGCGCCGCCGCTCATGCCGCCGGCAACGCGAACCTGTCCGCCGAGGCGCTGCACCAGATCCCAGACCTGCCAGCCTTCCAGGGTGCGAAGTTTGTGCAGGGTCCGTGGGCATTCCGCGCACATAGAGGGGCACGCCGCGCAATAGTCACCGCCCCCGCCGAACTCCCAGTCGGCGAGAGCGGTCAGACGTTTTTTTCTGCGTCCAGAATGAGCGCGCCTGCGATGTAGCGGGTCTGGAAAGCCTCGAAGATGGGCCAGAGCTCCAGAAGGGCGTCGATGCCTTCAGGGGTCAGCGGCAGCGTTTCACCTTCTTCATCACCGACACCATCCCAGTCTTTCACGACGATGCGCGCGACGGCCTTTGCGACGATGCGGGCAAGGTCGTCGTTGGTGGCGCTGCCTTCATTATCAGTTGCGGCTGCGACAATCGTCGGATCGCTCCGCGCAGCCAGCATGATGGCGGTGGTCAGCGGCTCGACCAGCAGCCGCACCCCATGGCCAAGATCAAGCCAGCGTGGCTCGGCAGAGAGGTTCAATCGCAGCATGATCAGTACACCTCGCGGTCATTTGTCAGGGTGACGGTGCACATACGCCCCACCACCGCGTCGCTCGCCGCCTGCCAGTCGAAGGTTGCCTGCACACCCTGCGGGCCTGAGATCTCGATCCGGGGGCGTGGGAGATAAACGGCATGCGCGGTGACGGTCAAACCCTCGCCCGTTGGCAGCGTGTAGGAGAACTCAAGCTCGCAGGCCTCGCCGTTGATCGCCTGTTGCACCAGCGTCTGATCGGCGAAGCGGACAACGACATTGCCGGTCAGGGCCGCAATGGACGGATCCGCGCCGTCGATTTTGCCATCGGCACGGATCGTTTCGATGCGGTCGAGATTGTTGGCATAGGTCAGGTCGGCGGAGACGACGTTGCCGATATTGACCCCGTTCCGCGTGATCGACCCGTTGAAATGACCGAAGCGTTTCAGCGCGATATTGGCGGGCGCCCCTGCCGCGCTGGTCGTGGCGATGGCCTCGCCTTGTGCCACGATGCTGGCCGTTGCCGTCAACAGCCCGGAGCGCGCCATCTGCCAGTTGAGGCTGTCCACCATGCAGCCGGAATACATCGCATAGCGCGGAACCTCTGGCATGCCGGTCTCGACTGAGAACGATGGTAGCGACCAGTTTCCGGAGCGGAACTCGTGCGTGTAAGGTGCGTCTGCACCGGTTGTGGTGGGCGCACCAAAAGCGGCCTTCAGCCAGAAGCCAAAGGCCTCCGTGTCGATTGGGATGACGACATTGCCATCCGCCGTCACCGCATCCTTGATGGGGGCCTGCGGATCGCGGCCGTAACCGAGTAGTTCCGAGGTCTGCAGAGGTTGCTCTGCCCCCAGCGTCGTGCTGGCAAAAGGCATCTTGGTATAGCCGCTCATCGGCGGCGTGCCGTATGTCGTCTCGAACGCAAGCGCCATTTGCGCCCGCGCCCCCTGGGCTCGTGCCATGGTATTGTTCCCTCATAGGTTGCAAAAGAAGCTAATGCCGCTTGACCAAAGCGCCACAGGCCGCCTACCTGCTGCGCACTGCCCCAAGGATTACGCGCATGTTTAATTCAAAGCCCACGACTAGCTCCAATACGGCCACCACGACCGACCGGAAGCGGTCTGTGATCGCCGAAGACATCGTGATCGAGGGCAACATCATCTCACAAGGCATCCTCGAGTTTGGCGGTCAGATTACTGGCGATGTCACAGCTGACGCCGTCGTGCTCACCTCTACTGCGCGCGTCCGTGGACGGGTTCGGGCACGCCAACTGACCATCGAGGGCGAATTGCAGGGTGCTGCTACCGCTCTGAATGTTAGCATCAAGAATGGCGCCCGCGTGAAAGCGAACTTCGCCTATGAAACCCTTGAGGCCGCCTCAGGCGCTCAAGTCGACGGCGAGTACAAGCGGATCAGCGCGGAAACCTTCAAGCTCTAAATTGGCTCGTCACTTCCATCCGTTGACCTTCATCTAAGCGGGTCGGCGCTGGAATAGTGCAGCACCACCGGGATCAGAGCGGCTTTCAGGCTGGCGGCGCCCTCAACGGGCAGATCGACCGGCTGTGGGGCCTCAGCTTCAACCCAGTCACAAAGCCCACCCAAGATCTGATCAGCTGAAATCACCGCAGCGATGCTTTCGCAGAGGATGTCGAACGCCAAATCCCGATCGACACCTTGCACAATGGCCTCCACCTCGGCGCGGTGCTGGTAATGGTAGGTCAGCGGCGACAGGGTAACCTCGGGCGGGCCAGGCTCCCCGTCCCGTAAGATCAGCAGACCCTCGGCCGGAATGCGTTCGGGCAGAACTTCACCGCGCAACGTTGTGGCGGGCAGCGCCGAGAGCCGCGCATGCAGCGCGGTAAGGATGGTTTCGCGGACCGTCATACGGTTGAACTCCGGAGCAAAATCCGCCAAGTGAAACGCGAGTGGGCCTGTAGCTCAATTGGTTAGAGCAGAGCGCTCATAACGCTTTGGTTGCGGGTTCAAGTCCTGCCGGGCCTACCAAAGCCCCCTTGGCGGAATGGTAGACGCTGAAGACTTAAAATCTTTTGCCTTCGGGCGTGCCGGTTCGAGTCCGGCAGGGGGCACCAAAGGAAGTGTGGCCGAGTGGTTGAAGGCTCTGGTCTTGAAAACCAGCGTAGGTGAAAGCCTACCTTGGGTTCGAATCCCACCGCTTCCGCCAGCTCTTTCATTAGGTTCGCGCCTCCACCCAGTTCGCCACGATCAAACCCGGTATCGCCGCCCGAGCCCGTTCGGCGTCCCGCGCCAGATCGAGCCGTTTCGACAGCTTGACCTGCGGCACCAACAAGAAGATCGGCACAGTGCTTTGCCCGCGCCCTGTCTTGGACCGCGAGGCCACGCCCAAGCCCCGGCTGTTCAGCCGTCCGTCTGCCACAAGAAGGCTCGGACCACTCCGCCGATAGACAAACCGCAATCGCAACCCGCGCCGCTGCTCCCACTCGCCCGGCGTGATCCGGCGCCCCTTCGGGCCCTTTCCAGCGGCCGCGGTCGGGATCGCCAGCCAAAAACCTGCGCGTGACCGAATCATCAGGCCAGCATCATGCGCGCTGATAATCTGCGGTGCCTTCGACCAAACCAAAGCTGCAGCGCTGAGGCTCTCGCCAACCTTGGGATAGGTCTGGCTGCGGATTGAGTTCGCTAACCGCTGCCCGAGCCCTGCCCCAGTGATCTGGCCCCGCCAAGCAGCCTTGAGGCCAGACCCCGCCTCACGCATTGCAACGCTGACGGCCTTTTCCCCAGCCGTGATCTCGGCTGCCATGACAGCAACGAGGTCCGGGCTGATGTCGAGGCCGAGTTTCATGCAGGGGCAAGCTCAAGGGTCCAGATCAGCCGCTCGCGGTCCCGTCGCGGCTCACCCTGGATCAGGAAGGTGTCCTCGCCGATCAGGATCTGCTCCTGCGGGCGAGGATCAGGGAAATCCGCCACCCGGACGTCAATCCGGGTGGTCTCCGACATCAGCCGCGCCGACCCGAACTCTGTGATCTCGTCAGGCCGGCGCAGAATGCCGCCAGCGCGCGTGAACTGCCCTTCAGCATCACGGTGCCAGATTTCCACCGCGACGTTCGGGTCGGCAAACAGCACCGCAAGCGCTTCAGCAAAGGCGGTCATCAGGTCCGCTTGGCCGAGCGCAGCACCTGCGGCCGGGTGCAGATCGGCAGCGGGTTGCTCTCGATCTCAAGACGCACCCATTCGTCCCGGTCGCGGTCGGGGATCATGCGCGCATAGAGCGGCAGGCCGAGGGTATTGACCGTCTCGAATGTGTCGGCAGGCGCATAGTAAATTTCGAAGAGCCCTTCGACGCCTTCCGGGTAGAAATACGCCTTGTCGGTCGGCACGCCGAAGCCAAGCCCGCCCCGGTAGCGGCGGAAGGTGATGCCGCCAAAGCTGACCTCTTCCCCGACGCGGCCGCGCAGATCTGCCGCTGCGGCAGTGTTGAGATAGGTCTCGCGCACCTCCTTGTGGGCGACAAGGTCGGCGAAGAATGCGGAGCCGCATTCGGCGCGCAATTGCACCTGGCCGGCCGCCAGCCCACCAAGGCTGTCCTCGACGCTTTCGATCATGGCCTGGCAGCGCTTCCGGAGCGCACCCGAGGCCGGGGTTGCATTGTCGAGATCGAAGTCGACCTCCGCAGCCGGGGTGATGCCGAACTCGGTGTAGTAGTTGATGACCGTGGCGCCGTCCTTGGGGTCCTTCACCACGCCCTGGATGCCGTTGAAGAGGTGGAACTCGAAGGTGGCCTCGGCATCGTTGCGCAGCCGTCCCATCTTGCGGGCTACTTCGGTCTGGACCTGCTGGGTGGCGGTTTCCGAGCCGAAATCGCGGATCGCCTGGATTTCAGAGGCCCAAAGCACGTCCTGCTTCTTGAACTGACGGCAGACGAAAGCGCGCATGTCGCGCCGTTCCGGCACCTGTTGTTCATAGGCCGAGCCACGTTCCGAGAACGGGATCAGCGACAGCGTGCCATCGCGGCTTTCGATCATGACGGTGCGTTGGCGCACGCCACGCGATCCGAAGAGGCCGGCACCCGACAGGATCGCCGGTTTGAAGGGGATGTTTTCCAGAGCCCGGGTGAGCTCGATGATGCTGAAGGCGTCGCCCTCAAAGATGTCCATGCTGGCCATTGCGCCAACCTCCTAAATTTCGATGAAACGGATGCGCGCCGGGGCTCAGCGCAGGATGATGCCGAGCGCAGCAAGCGCCGTGGTGGCCGCAGTGATCTGCGCCTCGGTCGCACCCTCGGGCCAAACGATCTCGTGGCGGTTGACGATGGCGGGGCCGCGCAGGAGCACGACGCCAGGCGCATCGGCGGCTGACGCGTCAACGCCCGCCCAGAGAATGCCAGCGGCATTCTGGCTGCCGTTCGTGGCCGCAGGCGCGAGCACAGTGTATTTGCCGCCCGTGGTGATCTTGCCGAGCACCGTGCCGGACTCAAGCTTGCCCGCGCCTGACGCGACGGTGACGGTTTCTCGGGTGTAATCGCGCAGGACTTCCCAGACGAGGAAGCCGCCCGCGTGTTTGCCTTCAGTGAGCGTGGTCATGGACGCTTATCCTTTCGTCTTGAATGTGCGGGCGATGACCTCGCCCCAGGGATTTGTGGTGGCCGCCCACCCGGGCTGGGCATGCGCAGCGGTGATGTCGGGAGTTGCCTCTGCCTTGGCCGCCAGAAGCCGGTTACGGACCTCGTCGAGACCCAAGTCCTCTTCAAGAAAGCGCCCGGCCATCTGCGGCTGGCCTGCAAGGCGACAGAGATCGATCACGGCCCGTGCATGGGCGATTGCCTCGGCACGGATCGCGACGACATCCGAGTTCATTGGATTATCGTCGCCCGAACGCGGTTCTTCAGGTTCAACCTGTGCGAGGTCGGATTCGGTGTTGGAGTCTGCGACACCCTCGATCTGCGGCTCCGTAGCCACAGGCTCTTCTGCTTCACTTGCCGCTTCCACCACTTCCGGGGGAGCGTTGCGAAACCGGGCAACATCGAAAGACGCCGCGAGTTTCACCGGCTCGGCGATGCGATCGATAAACCCGATATCCAGTGCGTCCTTTGCGTCGAGCCAGGTTTCAGCTTCCATCAGGGCGGCAATCTCTTCGTCAGGCTTGCCGGATTTCGCGGCGTAGCCTTGGATCAGGCTGCCCTTCACCTTGTCGAGCGCCTCGGCGGTGGACCGCATATCCTCGGCCGTGCC